TTATGGTTTCAGGGGCTCCGGCCACGGTATCTTGCCGGAGAGCACCTGTTCGTCCGTAAGCCGCGCCGGAAGATCGCGGAGAGCCTGCCTATAGGCCGCCCAGGCCTCCGGCACGGGCTCACCCCGCTCGTAGGCTCGTGCCGCAATCCAGTCTGTCTCGGCCAATCGACGGTTCCGCTCGGCCCGGAGGGCGGCCCAGGCCTCTCGAATGCGGTCTTGGCAGGTTTTGACTTTTAGCCTAGCCACCCAGCACCTCCTCGGCGAGTTCGGGTTCCTCGCCGCCGCCATACCAGTGCAAAAGAACCACCTCCAGCGTCTCGTCCTCGGTGCACCGTGCAGAGACGAGGGGAGAAAACGGGAGCACCTCAGGCTGCACCCCAACCACCTCGTCTTCGGGCTGGAGGGCGGAGAGGTCGTAAACCTCCTGGCCTAGCTCTTCCTCCTGCCCGTCCAGGATACGTTTCAGGGTGGCCGTCAGAATCCTCCCAGTCCAAACATAGCGTAGGATTTGGCCAGGCAGCCCTAGCTGCGAAACGTACCTAATCCGAATCATCTCCACCTCCCGATGGCGATGGAGTAAAATGCAATTACATCTACTGTTCCGCTGTGGTTATATTCCACTGCTTCTAATGTACATTGGGATGCAGAACAGTTATAAGATTTTGTGGTAGTGATTATCTCCTCTTTCGGATCGCCGCCTGTTATAACCACAGGAGCGGAGTTGAATGCGGCTGGGAAGACCCATGTTTTAAGCCTAAAGGAGTAGCCAGATTGGTATGATGAGCGTTGATTTGATCCGAACGATGTAGGGCTGTGAGAGGCCCAGCAAATTTGCGTGCCGTCCGCAAAGCGGATATAGGAGCCGTTGGAGTTGGAGTTGGAGTCGCTTAGGACGTTGAGTAACGCGCCAATGGAAAATTTACCTACCCCGGTACCACTAGCCAGCCCCCCAAGAAGCCAATCCTGGAGGGAAGGCGTGATGGTGGGGGCGTTGCGTACCGCGTCTAATTTTGCTGCTGTGACGCTCCCGTCGGGGTGGTCCAGCGTCGCAGCGCTGCGGTGAGCGGAGAGGGCCTGCCCGACCTGGCTCCCTTCCAGCGTGCTCACCCGCCCCGCCAGCCCGGCCAGGGTGTCCGGCGGCGTGGCGTCCCAGGGCAGGCCCAGGATGGCACCAATGCGCCCCTTCAGGCGCTCGGTGCGGTTCAGGAGGCGCTGGAATAGAATCTCCAGCGGCCCGATGCTCCGGGGCTCGCCCGGGAGAGGTACCTGAAAGTCGGTCTCCCAGCGGTCGTCAGGTGTTAAGTTTCTTGGCATCTTTACCTCCTATGGATATATCTGCACAGGTTCGGGGTTCCAGACCCCGCTATCATCCCAGACTATCTCATCATTCCAGATTATCTCATCATCCCAGACTGTCCCGTCATCCCAGAGCGTCCCGTCATCCCAAAACATCCTATTATCCCAAAACATCTCATCGCCCCAAACGTCCCGGGGGCCTGGGACGTAGTAGATGGATCGAATCTTGGCGTGGGCAGGTTTTACTTCTTTTACCAACTCTGGCACGCGTTGAAGCTCTGCCCCAGCGATGGTGTAATCCCAGTTACTGCCGTCGTCCCACGCTCCCACTTCGTCGTCCCAGCGGTCTGTGATGAACTCTGGGCGGTAGGGCCAGAGGTAGAGGGAGAACTCGGCCCAGATGGAGGGATCGTCTCGGAAGTGCTCGTGGATGCGGGCCTCGTAGCCCGCCACCTTTAGCCACCGGCGCATTCCGTACTCGGTGCCCGCCCATTGCCAAAAATCCCAGGCTCCCAGTACCCTAGCTCGAAACGCGTCATTGGATTCGCCTGAATAGCGGATTAGCGCACGCTCGGTTCCGAGGAATATCAGCGCGTCCTCTGGCGCTCGATCCGCAAAACGCGCCAATATACCCGTGATAGTCAGCGCGGTGCTCTCATCCAGCGCAGTCCCCAGGCCGGAGATGAATGAGGCCCCTCGAACGCCACGCAGCCACGGCGGAGAAATCTCCACTAGCCAGCGCTGGTACTGCTCGTAGGGGATGAGGGCAATCTCCTGCGGCACACTACGCCTCCTGGTAAGTCAGGTTGGGCACCAGCACCCCGGCCTGTGTTGTGCCGAGGGCCACGTCTGTTGTCGGGGCTGTGAGGTTGACGTTGATAACGCGAGTCCCAAACAGAGCCTCGATGAGGGCCGAGCGGTACAGCGTCCCCCCGATGGGCAGGCTGCGCTGCAGGTCGCTGAGGCGGGCGGTTACCTCAGCCTGAGTAGCCGCTAGAAAGCCCGCCCGCAGGGTAATGGTGGCGGTCACGGTGATGTTTGTGGGGGTGGCCGCGTAGACCTGCACGTCCGAGGTGAGCGGCTTGCGCTGCTGGATATAGGTGTTGGCCGTGACTACCGCGCCGCTGCCCAGGCCACCCTCGCCCCAGACGATTACGTCCACCGTCCCCTGGCCTCGAGGGTGCTGATCCAGCACCCTCACCTTTGTGATGGTGGGATCGGCTGAAAGCGCCCAGAACTCGTAGGCTGCCCGAGTGGCCCCGGTACCCAGGCTGGCCCAGCGCAACCGGCACCGCAGCCGGAGTTTATCGTCGCTCTCCTCATCTACCCCCGCCGCGACGATGGCCACATTGCTGATGTTCACGCCGGGCAAGGGGGTGTTTAGAATGGTGATGGTGTTTGGAGCGACGTTATAGGCCGCCCCCGAAGATTCGGCGACAAATTCCAAATCCAGCGTGCCCCCCTGAGCCAGCGTGCCGCCCTGGGTGTTGTTGAACCGCAACCCAGAGGGGGTGCTGGCCCAGAGCTGGCCGGGCTGGATGGTGTAGGGGCCAAACCCCGCCTGGGCGGTCAGCCGCACGGTCTGGCGGGCAAACTCTGCCGCCTTGCGTGTTAGCCCGTACATGTTCTCTGCCACCAGGTCAAGCCAGGGGCCAGATGCAAGCTCAAGGTAGCCCCCTTTGGTGATCTCCAGCCGGAGGGCCTCAAGGTCAGCCAGACCTACCGCCAGAGCTTCCAAAATGGTGCGCTGTACGCTGCCCGGCTCCCAGTCGGTAGTCGGGAACCCCTTGCTTTGCAGAATGGAAATCAGCGAAGCCAAAATCTGGTCGCGGGTGCGGGGTTGCAGCAGTTGTTCAAGCGTCGGCACGCAATACCTCCACCGTTACATCGCTGATACTCAGGATGAGCCGATAGGGTTCATCCGCAGTTTCCAGAGCCAGTTCAATTTGTATGCTTCGCAGCTGCGGAGAGGCCTCGATAATGGTTGCAACAGCCGATAAAATGCGCTCGTCTTTCTCGCACTCGGCAGCCACTAGAGTTTCAATTTCATAGCGCACCTCGTCTGTTAGCGTTTCTCCGATATATTGGCGTAAATCCAAACCGTAGGTAGGGTCGTAAAACAGGCCACCTAGCGGCGTGATAAGCCGCCGGGCGATAGCCTCGGCGAGATTGTCCTTCCCGGTTTTAATTGTCCAGGATAGGTCAGGTAGCGCGGACAGATCGGTTCCAAAATCGGCCATAGTTACCCTGAGTTGGTTTTGGGAGAGCCACTGATGATCGTGCCTGTTACCGTAGCAGAGCCCAGGGCCACCCCGCTCACCTGAATCTGATCGCCTACCCGAGCCACCGCCGGGCCGCCACCCGCCAACGCCACCACCGGGGCGTCTACCTCGATCCGGACGGGGTCATAGACCTGTGTTTTGCCAGCCTCATCGTCCAGGCGCACCTTGCGGCCTGCGACAGTCGTGATTTCCACGATGACCGTGCCGCCTGCTTCCCAGAGATACGCAACAGGTTTGGCCGGGTCGCTGCCCTCGAATCCCAGCAGCACGCGGCTACCCGCTCGCACTCTCACGTAGGCTCCGGGCAGAAAAACCCGGAGAGGCACCCGTACCAGCATCGGTAGGCGGGTATCGTCTGGCTCGAGGTCGAGCCGCATATCCCCGTGGTCGATCAACACCCTGGCCGGATAGAGCGCTAGGTAATCGATGCGGGACTCGCGGGTCAGGACCCGCAGAGAGCGTCTGAGGCGTTCAGTTTGCACACCACACCTCCGTGTGAAGCCGCTTTTCCACCCGATGCACTACCCGCTCGACCCTGCCCAGAAATCGCTCCTCGCCGTCGATGTAGCCTGTGAGGCTCACCCCCGGCAGCAGCTTGGGGGTGAGATTCAGGGTGTACCGCTGGGCCTCGGGATAGGCGCGGACGACCTCGAGCGGCCCCTGCGATGGGAACTCATCCACTCCGATCCAAACCTTCCCATTTGGCATAATCCGCCAGATTCGTCCCGTATCTACCAGCAGTGCCGCCAGTTGTTCGTGGGCGGGCGCGGCCCGGCGCACATAGCGGGTGAGTATGCCGGGCAAATCAATGCTTTCAATGGCTTCGCCCGCCTCGGTCAGCAGGGCGCGGGCTACGGTAGCCGCTGGGATACCCTCGTAGTAGCAGCCGGGCAGATTTTTAGCCATCCGGCCTGCGCCCATCACGCAGCGCATACGCCACCAACCCCGTGCACGCTGACCAAACACACAGGTCATTGTTAGCTGCTCGCCGTCCTGCCACTCGAGGGTGACCGATTCCCCTGCGGATGGCCCGGTATCGCGCCCCAGCAGCAGATCGGCTATCCCGCGCCCCACTCTGGGAATGCTGATGTAGGCATCGGCCACGGGGATGCTGTTAGCGGTCAATGAGCTCATGGGCGCACCCCCCGTTTAGACGGAGCCGTAATGTCGATCTCCTCAGGGATTCCCGAGCCGGAAATCGCAGGGGCCGATTGATCCACTTTCTTTGTCTTTGTAGTTTTCTTCTTCTCCTTCGGCTGCCACTCGCGCATGGAGAGGGTCACGGTGGTGCCATCTTTAGCCGTCCAGGGGGTTTGTTCGATGGCGAAAATATAGACCTGTTTGATGTTCCAGCGTTCCGCAGCGGGATGTACGAGGCTGACCGGCTGATAGGATTTTTGTTCACGTCTGGGACGGAACAAGTCATTGAGCCGTTTTAGTTTGGGGAGTTCCAATTCGTCCCAAATTTGAATCTCTGCCGTCAATTCGGCGTCGGCGTACCCCAGCACAGTACGCACGGCTCCATCAGCCCCGCTGATCTCCTGGGCGTCCTCGCGCAGGCCGCCAGGTTTGACCCGGAGTCTCACCGCCCCCTTGAGGTCGGCTTTGCCATTGGGGGCGACCACGAAGCGCTGGCTTCCGATCAAGGTCAGGCGATGCTCGAGTTCGATCATGCACCCTTCTCGCTAGCCGCCCGCTCGAGGGCTTCCAAAACAGCCTCTACAGCCACAGTGCGTAGCTCCTCAGCTATTTGTTTAGCGTCATTGCCGCTGTTGATGGCAATGGGGCCTATTGTGATGTTGATAGTTTTCTCGCTGGCTCTGGGCGCGGGAGCGATCAGAGGTGGCAAACCCGGAGTAGGTAGAGGTTGCGCGACCGAAACAGCAGGGGTACCGCTCAGAGCGAGGGTCGCTGCGATGGTCATCCCCGCTGCTGCCCGTTGCACCCGCCCCAGGGAGCCGCGCATACCTACCTCGAGGCCCGCCCCCATCATCTTCCCGAAATAGGCAAAGCGGCGGCTGGGAGAACGGATCTCCAGGGGACGGGCAAATCCCTGCTGGGTTTTATCCGCCAACTGAATCGCAGCGTTCTCCACCGGTTCGGAGCCATCCAGTAGCCCTCCGATCAGCCCCCGCACCACGTCCCGCACCCCCGGAGGGAGCAGGTCGATGGCCCGTCGCAGCAGCCCGCGCAGCAGGTTGGGGAGTTGTCCGAATACCTGCCCGATACGCTCCGGCAAGCTCGTAAACCAGTCGAGGAGTCCCTTGCCGGTTTGCTTGATTCCTTCCCAGGCTCGGTTCACCAAGTTGCGAAACCAGCTCACCTTGTTGTAGGCCAGCACCAGCGCGGCGCTGATTGCCGCTATACCACCGATGAGCCACCCGATAGGGCCCAACCCGATCAGCCAGGCCGCAGCCATGCGCGTTCCAGCAAGCAGCGCCTGCCCGGAGGCACGCAGAGCGGCGACCCCCAGTGTGGTCAGTGCGCCGATTTTGCCCCATAAAATAGGCAGCCCTATCGTAGCCGCTTGTATCAGGCTAAAGACCGCAACTGCACCCCAGCGCGCTATCGCCCCGGCACCGCCCAAAGTGACCAGGTTCAGCGCCCGCCAGACTGCTGCCAGGGCCGCTATTGTGCCAATGATTTTTACAGCGTTGACGTTAGCCCCGCTCATACTGGCCTGCGCACCGGTGAACGAACCCGCGAGGCGGCTCAGGCCGGAGATAATCGGCTCAACCGTGCGCCAAACATTAGCGAGCAAATCGAACCCGGAGCGCACGCCTGAGATAAAATCCGATACCGCCGCTTTTAATGTAGGCCAGGCAGCGCGAACGCGGTTGATTGCGGTGGTAGCGTGATTTACGAACGCCAGAATCACATCGCCCGCTCGTTTAGGTTCGGTGGCTGCCGCGAGCGGCCCGAAAGCCGTTTTGAACAAGCCCCCGATGCCCGCCGTGAGCCGCTCGCCAATGGTAGAGCCCGGTGGTTTATTGAAGTCGGTCAGGTCGGCCAGGTTGCTCAGCACCCGGCGGAACGGCTCAAGGGCCCCTCGCTCCTCGAGGCGGAATGCGATAGTTTGCGGCCTCGAGCGCAATGTACTGATGAGGCCAAATATGGAGCGAGACTGAGCGGTCATGCCGCCACCATAGCGAGATTTCAGGCCGCTATAAATAGCTCCTAATGCCGCCTCGGACGCAATTTGGCCTTTCTCGATCATCTGGCGCAGGGTCGGAATGTCGGTATTGAATGCCTGCGCTAAAATCTCGAATGCCGGAATCCCTCGATTGGTGAGCTGGTAGACGTCCTGCGTCATCAATTTGCCCGCCGAGCGGATTTGCCCAAACACGCTAATAAGATCGTTCAACCCACTGGGTCCTAACGCCAGCGCTGATGCCGTATCACCCAGCGTGGTCAGCAGGGGTTGAATCTGCCGGGTGTTGAACCCCATTGCCAGCGCCGAACGCATCGCCTCGAGCACCTGCGGGGTTTCGAAGGGGGTTTGATCAGCAAACTGGATGGCCCAACTCAGTGCAGCTTTGGCCCGGATGGGCGAGCCCAGGATGGTTCCCAGGGCGATGCGCTGCTGCTCGATGAAGCCCACCTGGTCGATCACCGACTTGGCCGCGAAGCCGATGGTTCCAGCCACCAGCGCGTTCTTCAGGTTGAACACCGAATCGGCCACCCCGCGAAACGCCTGTTGTAGATTTCCCACACGCGATTGCAGCCCGCCGATGGCTCCTTGCACCTGCCCGACTGTGGCGATGGCCGCAGTAAGCCGAAACGCCGCACGCTCGGAGAGTCCGAACGAACGCTGCAGCGCTCTTTGTGCGGCCTCGCCGCTACCCGCGACTTTTTTCAGCGCGGCGTCGGTAGCTTTGAGAGCCTGACCCATGCGTCGGGCGGGAGCGGTCACCCGGTCGAGCAGGTCAAATGTCCATTGCAGGCGGGTCATTTTGGCGGGTTGAGCCGAGCAATTAAGTCGGCCGAGATGAGCAGCGCCCCGGCTAGCGCCTCAGGACTATCCTCACCGCGCTGATAGGCCAGCAGACAGCGGGCCGCCGTGGCTAGGTCTCGAGAGTGAATGGCCCGCTCATAGAGCGCTCTAGAGCGGGCGAAATTCAGCCTCCTCGGTGGCCCCGGCGAGGGCTACCAGCTTCTCGCCAAAAGGGGCCACCAGGCCGGGTTTTTTCTCCAGCAGTCGGGCTAGCTCAGCGGGCTCGGGGTAGACTGCCGAGTCCTGCAGCAGCGCCTCGAGGGCCTCGTAGCGCCGATCCTCCCGGCTGGAGAGGTTGAAGAAGCGCTTCATGGCCGCACGGGAAGGCGGACGCACCACCACGCTGGCCCCGGCGGCCTCAAGTAGGTAGACCTCGCCGTGCTCGGCCTTGAGTTTTTCGATCATCTTCGTGTCCAGCGGCATCTAGTCTCCTAGCTGAGCATTTTCTTCAAAGGTTTCTTGCCGCCGTACTCGATCCAGAGGATGTGCAGATCGAGTTTGACGGTCAGAGCGTCGGTTCCCTGGCTGTGGGATTCCTCCACCTTTTTGATGCGGCAGCCCCGCAGCTTGTCGGTCACGGTGGGTCGCCCCTCCTCGGCGTAGCTCACGGTGATGTCAAAAGATTTCTCCATATAGCCATTCCCCAAAGCATCCAGCAGTTCCTTCCACTCCTCGACGTAGGTAGTGAGGCTTCCTTCCGCCTTGAGGTCTCCCTTGGTGCGGCCTAACACCTGGCTGTGCGCCCCGCGCACCTCACCCGGCTCGAGGTCCTGGCTGTAGGAGACTTCCTTGTGCCCGTAGAATTTCTTCCCGTTCACGTCAGCCTCAATCGAGGCGTAGCTGTAGCGGTGTCCGTTGATCAGCGGATAATCCATTTAGTCCTCCTAGGCTGTGGCTACCTCTAGAGCGGGGTTGCTGAAGCCGATATCCACCTCGAGGTACTCCAAATACCCCAACGGACGCACCCGCACGGTGAGCGTGGTGCTACGGGTCGATAGCACGTTGGAGTCGCGCCTGAGGCTCACCTGCACCTCCGAGGCGTGGCCAGGAGATACCAGCCCGGCTAAAAGCTGCCCCTCAACGAAAGCCTCGATGGCCCTCGCGTCAGGCTCGTAGATATTGCCCGCGCCGTCCACCCGCACAGAGTCGTTCAGGTAGCGCAGCGCCGCGTTGCGGGCGATGCGGCAGGCCCGATCCATCACCCGGCGATTCTCGATGTATTGAAAATCGCTTCCGGCCGGGGCCTTGATGCGCCCTCGAGTGAAATAGAAGCCGTTACGCCCAATGATGGTGCGCATGGTGATAAAAAACTGCTCGTCCAGGCCGGGAGTCTTGAACTCGTCGCGGTACAGGCTAACCACGCCCTGCACCGGCCCGCTGAGCACGCGTCCCAGGTGCTCATGCACCGGAATGGCCGCCAGCCTGCCCGATGCGGGCCAGGCCACCGAGCGCTTCTGCACCTGCCCGCTAAGGGGGCTGGCCAGCTCGCAGTACCCCCCCGCGACCGCCACCCGCTTATCAGCGAAGGAGGTCCAAGCCGAGAGCAGGTTAGCGTCGGTGTCATCCGCGGCCTCGAGCAGAGCGAAGGCGAAGCGGTAGGCGGTCTCGGCGGCTTGCATTCTGGTAGCTACCCCTGCGGCAATGGTCGGGGTAGCCGCTCCGACCACGTGCACCCAGCCCCACTCGCGGGGGTCACCTAGCAGCACGTCTAATGAGGTGTTGAGGTCGCTCAGGGTATAGGCCGGAGCGGTGCAGGTAAACGAGTACAGATCGCCTTTGACGAAACTGGTGCCGGATGCGCCGTTGGCGAAAGTCAGGCTGAGCCCGGTGCCCGGCAGGGTGTAGGTGCCGGATACCGGCAAGGCGATCTCGGGGCTCCAGTTATCCCCCCCGTCCAGGGTGTACTGAAACGCCGCCGTACCCGCAGCCAGGTTAGTCCCGTCGCGGGTGATCTTGATCTGCACGCTGTAGGCATCCAGCGGGGCCCCGGCTACCGTCATGGTTCCGGTACCGCTGCCAGTTTTGGTCACGTTGCCCGCAGTCCCGGCCACCGAGGCGTTTGTGCGCACGGCATAGACCGGCGCGCCCGATAGGGCCAGATGCGTAGCTAAAGCCTCGGCCAGCGGGCCTCCCTGGAACACCTCCCGCACCTGTTTGAGGTTGGTCACAGCTACAATCTGGTTCACCGGCCCGGCGGTAGCCACGCCGATTTTGGCCGATACCCCATCGGTAGGCGGGGGCAGAATGCCCAGCGCACCATCCTGAATGGAGAACCATACATCAGGAAGCAAGGGTTGGGGCATTAGCGGATCACCTCGTTCTCAGCGGCCTTAATCGCGGCTTTATAGCCGCTCTCGGTAACCTCCTGGCCTCGAGGCCAGGCGTATTTGGCCTTCGCCGCTGCGAAGAGCCAGTCGGGGGTAGCGAACAGCGCTTGCCACTCCTCAACGGGACGCATTACGGGAGTCTCGTCTTTAGCTTTGTCTTCTTTTGCCATCAGGTACCTCCTGTCAGCTGATCAAGCCGCCGCACTCCTGGGCGATCTGCTCGAGAACGACAAACTGCTCGGCGCGGATCACCGGGGTGGTCACGGTAAAGGAAAATGCTACGGCCACTCCCAACTGATTCCAGCCTTCGGGCTCCCAGGTCAGCGTTTGTAGCTGCAACGATGTCCCCAGGCTGGCCGAGAGCGCAGTGATGACCTCGGCCAGTACCGTCTCCACCTGGGCGTAGCTATCCCCCCAGATCTGCATCTCAAGGGTGACCTCGCGCAGCGCCAGCACCCGCCCCGGTTGCGGTTGAGGGCGATCTGGAGGGGTAAAGCGCTCGCTCAGCGGGTAGAGCACGATGCGCGGAGGGCGGTCGTGCTGGCCTAGAAATTGCCGCCCCAGGTACAGCGGGGTGCTCGGGGGGAGCCGCGACACCAGATCGTTGTAAAGCTCGGTGATCATCGCGATAGATAGCGCTCAATGGCCTCGCTGAATGCGCGCTTCCAACGGGGAGATAGCTCCGGCTCGGGGACAAACGGGCGCGGTGGGAGACTGACCTGTTTGGTCTGCACCCACCCACCACGCCCGCTCTTACGCTTACTGGAGCCTCCGGCCAGCCGGAAACGAAGGTACTTGGCCCGCTTGGGGCGAATCGTTCCGCCGTACTGGTGGATGGCCGCATAGCGCACGTTGGTACCCACAACGAAGCCTCGGTCGTTGGCCTGGTAGGTAAAGCTCCGGCGCAGACGACCGGTGTCGGAGAGAGTCTGACCGCCCTCAAGGTCGGCGCGCAAGGACTTTTGCCAGGGCCTATCGTAGGGGTCGCGCTCCTGCTCGAACGAGGTGGCGATTTGCTCGAGCGCGGCCTCGGCCACATTGCGGGCCAGGCCCGTCCGCCACGCCGGGCGGCTCATTCGCTCCACCGTCAGGATGAGCCGATTGAGCCGGGCGAAATCACCCCGAATGCCCATCACCACCTCCGGGGGTTGGTCACGGCGTGGATGCCCTCGTTGGGAGCGGTGGGGCTGGCGTCCACAATGCCCACCGGAGTGACTACCCCTAGCGACACGTCCCGCAACCAGCGCAGCGCATCCTCGTAGCGCAATCGCACGTGCTCGTCGCTGCCCTCAGGAGCGAAGCCGCGCCCCGACAACAGGTCGTAGGCTGCAATGATGGCCACCGCCCGGCGCAGGTCGTAATCCCACGCCGCGAGCGGCAGCCGGTAGCGCGCCTGGAGGTAGCTATCCGCCACGCGGCTGGCGGCCTCGAGGGCCTGGTTCTGTTCGGCGCTGGATATGCCGTTCAGCGCAGGCGCGCGCAGGGCCAGCCGGTAGAGATCGGAGAGGGTAGCGTAAGCCATACTGCGGTCGTTTCAATCCTCACTCGAGCTTTTACCCGAGTGCAGCTTCAACCTGTTCTATCTCGCGTTTGGTCAAGCCCAGCTTGCGTAGATTGCTGAGGTTGGCCCGCACCGCCTCGAGGGTTGTAAGTCCGGCGGCCTCGAGTTTGGTGCGGGCGGGAAAGTCCTCCGGCAGAGGGGTTTCGGTCGCCTTTGAGGAGTCCTCCGGCAGAGGGGCTTGATCCGCTAATTCTTGACGTTCGCGCCAATGCCGCCGTAGTGCAGTGAGCCCCATCATTCCTCCTACTGAGTGATTAGCCGCACCACGCCGGCTTTGTCGCTGTTGGGCAAACGACCGTAACGATGGGCCACGTAGTAGATGTTTGTAGCCAGAATAGTAGAGTCGGCAAGAATATCGCGGTCGGTCTCAATAGTGGGAACGCGGTTGTACCACAGTGCCAGCGCGCCGCGCTTGATGAGGAGCGAGACGTATTTGACGGGGCTACCGGTGATAACGGGAACGCGATCAGAGACGATAAGGGGCAACCCTAGCACGCTGGGCAAACCCCCCCCCTGAGGGTCGGCAAACAACGGAAGTCCATTGGAATCCTTGACCTTGCGTAAATCCCTAGCAATCTTGGAATGCACCACAAACGCGGCTACATCATTGTTGTCATCGCCCCACTTATACAGCGCATCCACGATGGCATCATAGCTGATAGTAGCGGTGGAAGCGTCATGATCAATAGCCCCCATACCTCCCGTGCCAGGTGCCGCTGCTTTACTGATCAAAGCGCTATCGAATTTGCGCCGAGCGCCCTCGATGATCTGACGGCTGGCCTCAGCGTAGGGATCAGCATACATGGCGGCCATCTGCGCCCAAGTCGTCATTTCGACCGCTTTTCCTGCCCGCTGCAC